GGCTCCTAAATTTATTAAAAAAGGTGTAGATGTAGTTACTAAAGGAGGAGCAGGAAGAAAAGCAGCAGTTACTGCAGGAACATATGGTACTGTTTATGGGGCAGGTGCGTCTGAAGAAGAAACATTAACTGGAATAGCTAAAGATTCTTTAACTACAGGTGTTACCTCTTCTTTGTTTGGCGTAGGATTTCAAAAAGCAATACCCGCTTTAACTAATAAAGCAAAAAATGCTATTAAATGGATGAACAAATCTCAAAAAACTCCTAGGTTAGAAACTTTAAGAATTGCAAAAAATGAAGCGTATAAAGTTGCTGATAAATCTCCTGCTAAATTTAATATAAAAGATTTTTCTAAAATGGAAACAGAAGCTCTTAGAATTGCTAAAGAAGGAAGGTATGAAGAGTTTAGTGAAGAAGCAGTAAAAGGTGCTTTAAATATGTTTAAAGCTCTTAAAACAGAAGGCTCAAAAGGTAAAGTATATAATCTAACTCAAATGGATAAGCTGAGGCAAAAATTATCTCAAAAATATAATCAAAATCCTGACCAAACAGCTTTGTTAGGTATGATTAATTTAATTGATGACACAATAGCAAGCAAAGCAGTAAAAGGTTTTCCTGAATTAGAATTGGCTAGGGTCGCTAATCAAAGATATAAAAAAGCAGAGTTAATAGATATGGCTATTAAAAATGTTAAGTTAGATATGAAAGGAGGTTCTCCTATGTCTGAATCAAAATTATATAAAACAGCTTTAGTTAGAATACTTAAAGATAAAAACCAAATAAAATATTTTTCTGAGGAAGAAAAGAAAATTATGGAAAAGGCTTTAGAAGGAAATATTATGGATAGAGTTGTAGGAAGAACAGCAGACTTATCTCCTAATGTTCAGAAAGTAATGACTGCTTTGGCTTTTGCAGGCTCTTACGCACAGCCTTTATGGTTAATACCTACAGCAGTAGGTTTAGTTGCTAACAGGGCGGCAAATAGAAATGTAAGGGGTAAAATAGATGAGCTTGCTGATACTTTAGCTGGAATATCTAACCCTCCTCCAACTATGACTTCTGGAGTTCCTCAAATAGGTTCTACAAGTGCAGCGATAATGGAACAATAATATGGCTATTGACTTCTTAATAGACGGTGCTAAAAACTTCGGTCAGATAGCTTCTGATTCTGCTAAAAATATATTTAATGGCGTAACTAAAGATAATTCGTTATTAAATAAAATAGGAAACGCAGGAGCTTTTGGTCTAATGACAACTGAAGCTATATTAGGAACTGACTTAGGTCAGATTGAAACTCCTGAAATGAAAGAGTATTTAAAAGCACTAGCAATAAATAGAATAAAAGAAACCGGTAATCTTAGTGGGAATGAATTAGGATACTCAGATTATGATAAAAACGCACAATGGAGCACTCCAAACTGGAATGGTCTGTGGTCTACAAATAATGTTTTTACTCCTAATGCCGCATATGCAAACACGTTAGGTGCAGGAGGTTTTAATGTTTCTGAGACTGGAGGACCTGCTAACTTTACAGGAACAAACTTTGATTTTAAAAGAAATAATGGTATGTTTGGTCTTATAAATAGTGGTGGTATATTAAATCAAGATTACGGCAACAACTTTCCAAATTATAAGCCTGAAAAAAGTAAGGTCACTCAAAACTTTACACCGAATATAGAAATAACACCAAAAGACATTCAAGATATATTTGGCGGTGGTAAGATGTTGCATAAAGGTGAAGGAGAGCCGTGGAAAACAGGTGATTCAGAAGCAAGTCCTGAGATTAGTTCTTACAATCAAGAACAAGCTAAGAGAGAGGACATATACAGAATGCAACAAGGTCAAGTAAAGAATGAGTTACCTCCTCCTAGACCTACAGTTACAAAAAAACCGCCACCACCAAGACCTACTCCAAGAAAATCAGTAGGTATGATGAGTAGCGGTCCTAAGAGACGAAGTAGTAGAGGTGTTCGTAGGAAGCCTACAGTATCTGCAGGTCCTCCTAATAGGTCACGGATAGGCGGTAGATACGGTCTCTAGTGGCTAATCTTCTGTTGTAAGACAGCAAGTGCGTCTTCAACATTCAAATAACCAACTTCTTTATCTATCCACTCAGTTCTAGAGAACTCTGTCTGAGCGGGTAGCTTTCGTGTGTGCCATTTAAAATCATATTCCTCTTCCTCTTCCATAATGATAGGGTCAAAGAGATAAATCTTATGTCCTGCTTTATAAGGCATACTAACTGCATACATAAAAGACAGGTCATTTTCTAAGGCGTATTCTTTATTCCATTCGTACTTCATTTTCTCTAATAGAGTATCATCATAATGCTTCTTACGGCATTTGATTTCTAACATAATGCCATTCTCTGTATCAAAGGCATCATATCTAGAGAACTTATCATCCATAGCAACAAAGTTATAGTTTTCATTTGTGTTCAGTAATTCTATCAACTTCTTTTCCGTCATCATTTCCACTCTCCTTTATGACTTGCACCTTTGCTGTGTCCGCTTCCTGACGTCCTAAACATAGGCGTGCTTATTATATGCTCACTAGCACCACCACAGGCTTCACAGTCTATAGGGTCTAGTCGTTCTGACATCTTACGCATCTCTGAGAATGTAAGTCCACAGTCTTTACATTTATATTCGTATATCATTTCTTCCAATCCTTACGCCATAAATCACGTTGTTTAGTTTTCTGTTTTTTTAGTTTACGATATAACTTGGAAGTCCCATCCATACGGACGAGACCCCAAGTATTTTTAGGTGGTTTACTTTCCGCCACTCGTTATATCTTTATCGAGCAACTTCCAAACAATACCAGCGGCAATAATACCTGCTAGTCCTGCGTTACCTAAGGTCCACACTATATCTAATATAGAACCAATTACATTCCCAGTTAGGAATGCTACCTTCTGACCAAAGATAATTTGTAGTACAATTGATAAACTGATTAGTTTGATACCTACATCTATCGCACCATCAGCACCGTTCTTAAGTTTCTCTAACATATTTTACTCCTTTATTTGTAAAACAATCGGCTATACAAGCCACCCCTTCCTAAGAGCATTTAGCCATATTACTATGTAAACTAAACACCCTGTAGAAATCATTCCCGCCATAAAATAAGCGGTATATAAAATGTTCTCTAGTATTTTCATACCTCCCACCCCGAACAATTAATACTGTTTGGAGGAGAACACTTTAACTGTTGTTGTTGCTCATCCATTTTATCCTGTAGTGTACTACAACCTGATAAGTTAATAACAACAACTTGTAACGCTATTATTAATAATATAGTCTGTATCATTCTATGTCCCTCTCTTCTTCAACTAAATCAACAAGTTCACAAACACTACCAGTACACGCTAAAGTCTTAGTGCCTACTGTCATATCTGTAAGCTCATACTCACTAATCAAATCCCAGTCTACTGCTTTAGGCATCTTCTTAGCTAGAGCATCGTGTGTCTTCTTGTCACACTCCTCATATGGTGCTTGTTGATATGTGTGGTCAGAGTGAGGTAGGAAACTAACACCTGATACTTCATCGAAGTGTTTGTATACCCACGCACCTACTTCCATCCACTCGTGTTCTCTAACACTAATAGTTACACTAGGCTTGTGCTCACAATAGTATCTTTGATACATAAGCCATAGCTCTAGTTGTTCGATAGCATTCCTTTCATTCCTAGTCACAGCACCCTTAGGAGCTTTCATAGGGAAGGAGAATACCTTAACGCTGTTAGGTTTCATTACATCAGCTTCAGCAGGTATGCCTTGGTCTTCCATAAGTTGTGCTATAGGGTCTTTAGAATCTGCTCTAACTCTACGGATATAGTAATCACTATGTCTAGTATGAATACCACTAGCACTATCAACTAACTGACTGACTGTACCACTAGGTTTAATAGCAGTAGTAGCAGTAGCTTGGCTAATTCCTAGAAGCTCTGACCATTCCTTGTTAGTCTTAACAGATTCTTTTCTAAGGTCAGATAGAAAATCAGGCAGGCTACGCTTACCATAGTATCCTCTACTATCATCATTACTATAATTCATAAAAGAATTATCCATAATACCAGTGAGTGATACACCTAGTAGGGCTTCCTCTTCTGTGTTGTGTACCCACTTAGGTCTCAATCTCTTGAGGTTAGTAAGTGATGCTTGGAATGTACCAAGTATGGTAGCTAGTCTAACCTTACGGAGTATATCCTTTTGCGTGTCCTCTGCTCTTACTACAACCTCAGTAAGATTACAGAACTGTCCATCTCTCAGTATGATTTCACTACAAGGATTACAACCGAAGTCGTGCTCAGTATCACGCCTACCAATAGACGCTACTTGTTTGATAGCGGCTTCTCTGTTAAAGATACCACGCTCACCAGACTTAGACTCATATAAAGACGTCCACTCTTTCATAAAGATACCAATATCAGGTTTCTCTGTATAGCATACACTATTATTACTTAGAGCCATCTCTGGTGTATCAGACCACCATTGACCACTCTTAGCATTACGCATACGCTCATCAGTAAGGTTAGATAGAGATATTAGGGCACTTCGTCTAACACCGCCCACTACAACTACCTCTGCAATCTTACACATCATTCTATGACATTCATAGCTAGTCAGCTTACGACCACCTGCCTCTTTAAAGATGTTAGTAGCAAAGTTAAACAAGTCAAGTAGAGGCTCTGGTCCACTAGCCCTGCCACCAAAGGTAGCTAGTCTAGAACCCTTAGGTCTAACCTTAGAGAAGTCCCACTTAGGCATCTCACCATCATATAAATAAGTAATCAGCTTACGGAATGCAGACTGCCATCCTTCCTTACTATCCTGTACTACGATGACATCATCTATATCTACCATATCTGTAGGGACTTCAGGTAGTTTATTAACTGCTTGTCTCTCAACACTAAATCCTACTCCAGTACCGTGCATCAGAACGAATAGACATTCATCAAATGCTTTCGGGTGGTCTACACTAAGGTAAGCACAGTTGTACCCTGCTATATTATTCTTAGCTAAGGCAGGACCTGCGGTCATAAGAGCTCTCATACTAGGCATAACTTCTAAGTTACATACTGCTTCCTCAAGTATCTTCCTAGTCTTAGGTACTAACTCTTGGTTTGTATTTTCTTTTAAATGTTGCTCCATAAAGTCAAAGTATCTAGCAACGGTTTCTTCCCAAGTCTCTCTCCGCTTCTTCTCAGGTAGCCATCGTGCGTACCTGCTAAGGGCAATAAAGTTTTGGTAATCGTTTGGTAATTTATTCAATTTATTCATCCTCCATTGGGTCTATTTCAATGTTCAGCATCTTGCTTCCATCGTCATCTAAGTAAGTATTATATTTCAGTCTTCCGTTTCTGTGCATCTGAACAGCATCAGTTATTCCTCTATCATAACATTTAGTACCGTGTCTCCACAATAAGAATCCTCCCATTGTAAGCAATACTAATATAAGAAAGATAAAGTTTTCAGTAGGTATCATCATCATTATCGTCAAACTCCTCTCGTTTATCTATCAGTTTATCTTCAAACTCGTGTAGCAACTCTTCAGTTGTTATGTCGAGTATCTCACACATAGTGCAAGGGTCTATAGCTTCTTGGACTATTCGTTCTTTAAGTTCATTAAGAGTTAGAGCCATACTGCCCTCCCTCGTGTTCTATGAGCTTATCTAAGAACCAACGAGCTTTCTTTAGGTCTTCTAAACCGTTTTTATATCTCCACCTGCAAATGTATTTAGCAACACTAGCAGTTAGGTAGTCCATATCTTGGTCTAAGATAAAATCTATGACCTCAATATTGCCTTGCTTGTAATGGTTAGGATTTATTTTATCTTCGTCCATTCCTTTAACTCCTTTATTTCTTTTGTTGAGAATATTTTGATGTCGTACTTCTCACACCATTTTCTATAGGTTATCTTGTTACCCTTAGCTACCTTAGAGTCGGGGCGGGGCATCAGAAATATTAACTCCTTGCCTTCGAATCTCATCTGTTCAGCAATTGATTTATACTTCTGTCTATCCCCGCTCCTAAAGAACCCTTTAACTTCTATATGATACTTACCCTTAACAAAGTCAGGAGTATAGTTCTTTCGGATAGTATAGGCTATCCTACAAGGCTCATATTTCCATTCCTTTCCTAACGCTAAGGAACATTCTTTCTCTAGCTTACTGCGAAATTTTGTTGCCATCAGCATCTACCTCTAAAACAGACGGAACAAACTTGACCTCAGTTAAGTATCTAGGTCCTGTCGAATAGATAAAGGTTCTTAAGTCTTTACCCCAACATTCGTGTTTGTAAGCACAGTAACTACATCCAACTGCTAACTTCATATTACCTGACTTACCGTCAGCAATTGGTTTATAACATCTCTCAGGCGGTGTCTCAGATTTAACTACTCTCTTTATATTTTTAATTCTTTCTTCTATAGAGAAAAAGTTTAACTTCGACCAGTACCATTGAGATTCATCAGCCATATCATACTTGAGGTATGTTAGATGTCCGTTAGTCTTATCCATAACTAACCAACCTACATCTGTCACACCCTCTGAATGAGCATAGCCTTTGATTTGGTCTACATATCCAAAGGGGTCATCATTAATGAGTGAGCCATCTTTGAACTTCTTAAAACCATAAGGTGACGCTGACTTAACATCAGTCAATACACCATCAATCTTACAGTCCATAGAGCCTTTGATACCATCTACTTCTGCTTGCTTCTGTTCGTCTGTCACATCGTGACCTGCAAGTTTAGTAAGGGCTAGTACCATCTCTTCAATCAAGTGACCATAGAGGAACTTTATTCTAGTGTGAGGCATAAGTTCCTCACCTTTATAGCCATTATAAGAATACCACAACTGTCTATCTTTCTTACCTATGTTAGACATACGGAGCTTACGTCTATCAAACGTACTCTCTGTGATATTGTTTCTAAGTATCTGTTTGACATTCTCACCGAAGTCATTTATTACTTGTTCGACAGGCACACCTTCAGGAATATCTTTGGTGTCAATCATACGATATATGTCGCTTACTAGAGTATCTGTACTTTTCATTGTTGTTTCCCCTTTAAATAACTATCTTTATAATCCTTATGGATTGGAATTACTTTCTTTGTTACATAAACTCTATTCTCACCAAAATAAATTTGAGGTTTATTTTCGTGATGTGAGTCTCTTAGAGCATATGCTTCTTCTTTATTGTCAAAATGAACGTGTCCATAGTCTTCCCATAAATCACTATGTACTATCCAATATTCTAGTGTGTCTGTTGCCACGTTTCACCTACCTTATATTCACCGTCTAAAGGACAGTTTAGTTTAAAAGATTTACCTGCTTGTATGATAGCCCCTACCGCTAGACCTCCGAAGAAGTCTGCTTGGTCTTCTCTGACCTCGCATTGGAACTCATCGTGAACATTCAGTACGAACTTATAATCTAAGTCATACTGTCTAGCATAAGAGTCCAATAATACCAACGCTTTCTTCATTATAACCGCACCTGCACTCTGTAGTAGAGTATTTAGTGCTGAATGTTGAGAGCGTATGTGTAGCTTACGACCATCTAACCCAGTCACCCAACCTTTACCGCTTGATTCGGAAACCTTCTCTCGCAGTTGTTTTAGAGCAGGAGTATTATCAAGAAAGTTCTTCTTTAAATGTCTCCCACGCTTCGCACCACCACCTGCTACCTCACCAATCTTAACATCTCCCGCACCGTATAGGAACGCATAGATGAAAGTCTTAGCTTGGTCTCTAGTTTGTAGTCCTGCTGACTTCTGATTAGCAGAATGAATGTCACCATTAAGTATCTCATTGGTGTATTTATCATCATTCATATAGTGTGCTAACATTCTAAGTTCTAGACCACTAGCATCACAACCAACCAACTTATAATCCTTAGGGACAGTCCACAAGTCTCTACAGTCAGCACCATAGCCACCCTCAAAACCCCAAAGTATTTTACCGTCCTTTCCGTGCCTAGTCGCAGGGACTTGAGCACAGTTAGGCTTAGAGTGTGTCATCCTACCAGTCACCGCACCGCAAGGGTTTACTCTTCCGTGTACTCGACCAGTACGCTCATCAATAGCTTCTACCCAACTCTTAACCATAGCAACACGCTTGGTAATCGTCAAGTAATCTACAATCAACTGTGCCTCAGGTATCTTAACAGTCTTAAGCACCTTCTCGTCTACGATAGGATTACCCTTCTCAGTAAAAGATTTAGGTTTCCAACCGAAGTGCTGGAGGTACTTAGCTATCTGTTGCCTTGAGCCTAAGTTAAACTCAGGGTACTCATAGTATCCCCAGTCACAATCTCTAAAGTGTGCACCCTTATCTAACTGTGCTTGATACCTCTTAGAGATACTACCATCTTTATTCTTACATTTATCTTTAGGATGTGGTAAGTCTATCCATACAGGTAGAGGTTTAAATCTTTCGTGTACCTCATCCTCTATGTCTAGTACCTTCTCCTTCATTTCAGCTAGTAGTTCATACGCACGCTCTTCATTAAGTATCATACCGTTGTCGGTCTGCTTCCTAATAATCTCAGCCGTTGTATGTTCTAGATTAACTGCATCAGAAAAAGTTAAATGTTTAACAAAATGATTGTAAAGAGCTTTAGTAACCCTTACATCTTGCTTACAATATTCTAACATCTCGTGGCTATACTCTTCCCATCCACCTTGATAGTCATCTTTATAATCACCAAGCCTCTCACCCCAAGACCTTAGACTATGTCCACCATCAAGGCTAGGGTTATATAGTCTGCTAAGTACGAGAGTGTCCCGTAAATTAAAAGACCAATCCATCCCAGTAATCCTACGCAGAATAGGAACATCAAAATTAATAATGTTGTGTCCCACAAGAGTGTCGACATTCTCTGATGCCAACCC